CGTCAGCGTTAAAAGCAGGTATAGCCTGGGCCATCTATTACAGATGGCATCCGCACAGTAAACACTTGTTCATAACTGTGCGGACTGACACCACTTGTAAAGTGGTTCAGGAAGCGGTAGCATTAAGCTACCAAAACAAGACCATAACCTAGTAAAAGAGGAGCATAAAAATGCGACGTTATAAAGAAGGCAGAAAAAGCACAAAAAGATCATTCAAAAAAGGCACCCGTGTAAACGGTAAAAATATTGGCCCACGACCAATGCGCGGCGGAACACGTCTTTAATGGCATGTTATAAGCCATTAGATGCATGGCGAACTCCAAATGGGCAGATAGTCTTTTACGATTCGCCGGATACACAATATCAACAAATACCATGCGGACAATGCATAGGTTGTAGAATGCAAAGGGCTAACGAATGGGCATTAAGGTGCATGCACGAAGCAGCGCTCCATCAGGAGAACGCATTTATCACGCTTACGTACCGGCCAGAAGAATTACCACCAGATGGTGGTCTGCGCAAAAAACACTTTCAAAAATTTATGAAAAGGCTAAGAAAACACTTAGCGCCCAAAAAAATAAAATTTTACATGTGCGGAGAATACGGTGATAAAAATAATAGGCCACACTATCACGCTCTTATCTTTGGTCACGATTTTCACGATCGCATTTTATACGGTCAAACTCAAAGCGGACATGACCTATACATGTCCCCAACTCTCGAAAAATTATGGACACACGGATTCGTTCAAGTCGGAGACGTCACATATGAGTCAGCGGCGTATGTAGCACGATATATAATGAAAAAAATAAATGGAAGATCAGCCGACCAGGTGGACGAAAAAACAGGATTAAAACCTTATGAGCGATTTAATGACTTCACTGGTCAAATTAATGAAGTATTGCCAGAATATACAACTATGTCTCGTGGTGGTCGCAATGGTAACGGCATTGCTAGTGATTGGATTGCACGATTTTCTAACGATTGCTATCCCAAGGATTACGTTACACATGACGGAATAAAAAGAAAGTTACCTAGATATTATGACAATCAGGTAAAAAAACATAACCCGGATTTAATAGATTCAGTAAAAGCGCATCGTGCGCATAAAGGATACGATAGCAAGGATAATACGCCTGAGCGCCTTGCAACTCGTGAAAACGTAGCAAAGGCAAAAACAAAACCCTTAATTAGGAGTCTCTAAAATGCTAAAAGTAATTATTTCAGTAAAAGATACAGTCGCGGAGATATTCAATGACCCACGTGTCGAAATTAATGCAGCAAGCGCTATTCGCGCATTCACAAACTCAATCGAGGACAATAAAAATAAAGATGATTTTACTCTCTATATCATTGGAGAATTCGATACACAAAATGGAGAAGTCCAACCGTGTGATCCGGTAAAGATATATTCAGGTCACGATGTATTGTTATCAGTAACAGAAGAAGTAGCATAAAAATAAGGGGGGCGAAAAGCCCCCTAACTATTTGGAGAAAAAAATGAAATCAGTAATGACACATACTTTTAGCAGAACACCACAAATTTCAGCACCGCGATCTAAGTTCGATAGATCACACGGACATAAATTCACAATGGACGCAGGCTGGCTAGTTCCGTACTACTGGGATAGCGTATTACCAGGCGATACGTTCAATATGCAGTCAACTATATTTGCACGTATGGCAACACCATTATTCCCACTAATGGACAATATGTACTTAGATACACACTTCTTCTTCGTACCAAATCGCCTTCTATGGGATAACTGGCGTAAATTCTGCGGAGAACAAACAGACCCTGGAGATTCGATAGATTTTCAAATTCCAATATTAGATGATAGTACAGGAACAAATTACACTTCATCATCAGATAGAACTGTGAATATATCGACTATTGTTCATCAAGGACAAGCATTATTAAATTACATCGGAGTACCGCATGGAATAAATCCGGTAGATGTAGATATATCAGCGTTACCATTTAGAGCTTATACTAGAATATACAATGAATGGTTTCGTGATCAGAACTTAATAGATTCATTAGATGGTGGTTTAGTAACAGATGATGGACCAGACGACATGAATGTAGTGTCTAATAGACACCCATTACAAAGGCGAGGAAAACGCCATGATTATTTCACATCAGCATTACCATGGCCACAAAAAGGCGATGCAGTAAGTTTACCGTTAGGAACAACGGCGCCAGTAGTAGGTGATGGTACAACATTTGCAGAATTTACAGACGGAGTAGCAAGGAATGTAGGATTTACAATAACAGGTGGTTCCAATGCAGTAACATATACAAACTCAGCTGCTGGCGCAACAACACAGTTACAAGTAGACCAAAGTGCTCCAACAGGATGGGAAGCTGACCTAACTAATGCAACAGCTGCAACTATTAATGATCTTCGAGAGGCCTTCCAGGTACAAAAGCTTTTAGAAAGAGACGCAAGAGCAGGAACACGTTATTCAGAAATAGTAGCAAATCATTTTGGTGTTAATTTCTACGATGTAAGTTACCGACCTGAATATTTAGGTGGTGGAACAACACCAATCAATATCAATCCAGTCGCACAAACAGACACAAACGTAGGTGATTTAGCAGCGTATGCAACAGCAGGTTCAACTAACAATGGATTTACTAAATCATTCGTAGAACATGGAATAGTAATGGGAATATGCTCAGTCAGGGCAGATTTAACATATCAGCAAGGACTAGATCGACATTTCTCACATTCAACTAGGTACGATATATATTGGCCATCATTAGCGCATTTAGGAGAGCAGGAAATTCTGAACAAGGAAATATATTGTGACGGAACAGCAAACGATGATTTAGTATTCGGATATCAAGAGCGATATGCAGAATATAGATATAAAAAATCACAAATAAGTGGATTATTTCAATCAGCAGCAACATCGTCATTAGATGCTTGGCATTTGAGCCAGGAATTTGCATCATTGCCAACATTGGGACAGACGTTTATTGAGGAAAATCCTCCTATTGATCGTATAATTGCAACTCCTACAGAGCCACATTTTATTGTAGATACATATCAACGATTAATTTGTGCGCGTCCTATGCCAGTATTTGGTGTTCCAGGTATGATAGATCATTTCTAGGAGAATATAATGGGATTATTCGACGCAATAGCAAGTGGATTAGGTAGTATTGTTGGCGCCCAGGGAGCTAGGCGCCAACAGAATTCACAAGAAGGAATGTTCCGCCAAAATTTAGATTTTCAAAGGGATGAAGCAGTTAAGGCAAGAGACTTTACAGGTCAGCAAGCGGATATAAATAGACAATTTCAGGAGAGATTAAGTAGTTCAGCAGTAAGTAGGCGAATGTTGGATATGAAAAATGCTGGAATAAATCCGATATTAGCAGCAAAATATGATGCATCAACACCAGCAGGAGCAGCAATGGCAGGAGTATCAGCCGGCGGTAGTGGAATACCAAATCTACCGAATGTAGGTGAAGCAGCAATGGAAGGTGCAGCAACAGGTATGCAATTAAACCGTGTATATGAAGAACTAAAAAATATGCGTGCACAAAGGAATAAAGTTAATGCAGAAGCAGAATTAACCAGGTCAAAAATAGGTATAGCAGAACCCTGGGTCGATGTAGCATCAGTAATTGGTGATTTAGTAAAAACAATTACGGGTGAGGATACAAAACCATTCAGTGGAGCAAAACAGGCTTATAAAAATCATGTACAAGCTCAAAAAATAAGGAAATCAAGAGGTATTGAGCCGACAGATTATGTAACTAGAATGGCACCTAAAATTAAACAGAAAAAGCGTGGATTACCAACGCACAAAACCGGGAGAAACAGATAATGTTTAACAAACCAAGACCAGAAGGCTATGTAGCACCAGTGATAGATTGCCAGCAGGCAATAATCGATGGTGAGGAAATTCGAGTCGAACAATCACATAAAGACGAAGTAAATATTAATAAAATAGTAAAAAGAGCCGGTGGCATGGAATTAATAGCAAAAGTAAATGCTTTAACACAATTTCAATATGATGATGTAACTGGAAATGATTTCCAGGAATCTATGAATGCAATAATTAAAGCCCGTGATACATTTGACCAGGTACCTTCGGATATAAGAAAACAATTTGATAATGACCCAGCAAAATTCATGGATTTTGTACATAATCCAGAAAATAGTGACCAACTAATACAAATGGGCTTGAAAAAAGAACCTGAAGTAATATCACCAATAGAAGTGGTAGTAACAAACCCTGAGACTCCGCCGGCAGAGGGGTGAAAAAAGGGGGGCGAAAGCCCCCCAATTTTAATTAAATAATTTCATCTGCACCACATTCAGATATTTCTTTAAGTGCTGCAATAGCCTTACGATACCGATATAAGCGAACGCGAAGGGTATCGCGCTCCTTAGTAATTTCTCTGAGCTTCTCTTCATCTCGTTCTAGTCTCTTAAGTAATTCATCAAGCGTTAACATAAAATAATTCTCCTTCTATAAAAGGTCTATGGAACTTTGTTCCATTCTTATTAGCGGATCTATGTCCGCTATATTTAATACTTTCACCTTTGTAGCATTTTTTGTTGAAAAATGCGTACATATCACTAAAAGAGTAAAAGAAATATTGTTTACATTTAGTCTTTTCTCTATACGCCAGATATAAATCTGGCTGTCTAATAATTACGGTAGACTCTATCATGGTTTAAGTTCTCTTAGTAACAGCAATAGTGTATCTATTGCATAAATAAATAGTAACAATAATGTTACATAAAAGCAATTAAATAGTCGGGTAAATATTGTAATGCAATGTAAATAAAAAATCCCGGTTACTATGTCTTGCAAAACAGCGAAGGCAGGAGCCGGAGCAAGGGCAGGATGCCCGTAAAACACGAGCGCCCTCGCGAGTAATAAGCGTCAGCGTTAAAAGCAGGCATAGCCTGGGCCATCTATTACAGATGGCATCCGCACAGTAAACACTTGTTCCTAACTGTGCGGACTGACACCA